TATAAAAAAGAAGAAATAGATGTAAGCCCATTCTATAGAGCCTTGGATAGCGCCTACAAAAAAGGAGCAAATCAAGCTGACATTGTAAAGGCTCTTGAAATGAACGATCCATCAGCACAAGCCTATAAAGCTTCTTTAACTAGTAAAGCAAGCGATATTATAATTCCCATTACAATTGCTAGTAGAACAATCGTAAGATCAATTCAATTCACCTATGCAGATATGAAAAAATATGCTCTTGGAGGTAAAGGAAGTAGAGGAAAGGGAGGAAGCTTTAAACTAAAACCTGGCAAAAATGGTGCTTATTTTTTACAATTTTCCTTTTCTCAGTCTACTGTTGCAACTGCATTAAACGACATGAGCAAAGGTATAACACGAGAATTTAATGAGGGAGTTATAGGTCAAAAATTTGTGGAAGCTCTTGCAGTAACAATAGCAGGAATTGACCCTAAAACACTTAGTGCTATGCGAAAACATCTTAAGGAGGCAGGATTTACTACAGCCTTAGAGTATTTGAGCGGGTCACTTATGGTTGCATCAGGAGCGTTAATTCGTTCATCAAAGAAAAGGCAAAAAAATACTCAACAAAGATATATATCTCAAGTACAGCTATCTGCCTTAGTTCAAGATCGTCTAACTCGTACTATGGACCGTGCAGGTACTCCTAATCCCCCTGATCTGAAATATAGATCTGGTCGTTTTGCTTCAACCGTGAGAGCAATTCCAAATTATAGAAAAAGTATTATTACATATTTTTTAAATCCGATTTATACTTCACTTGAGAGTTACGGATATAACCCTAGTAGGCAGGTGGAAGTTGCTACTCGCGAGGTAGTACAGTCCTTATTTAAACAAAGATTCAAGATTTTGCGAGGTAACTAATGTCATCCAGGCGAGGAAATATAGTAGATTTTTTAGTTACTAGCTTAAAGAATATTAATGGTAGTACATCTACCTATAACAATGCTTATACGTATAATAATAATTTATTTGATAATGTTTATCGCAAACTAAAATTTTTAGACGAGGTAAATGACTTTCCAGCACTTTACTTATCTGCTGGAACCGAAAATAGAAACTTTAATTCTTTAAGTTTGACGGTAGCAACATTAGACGTTACTATAAGAGCATACGTATATGGAGAAGATAATTCTCAGAGCCTTGCAGATGACATGATACAAGATATAGAACATGTTATCTACTCGTTAGGCGATAATCCTGATAAAGGAATATTAGATATAACTATAGATAGTATTTCGACAGATGAAGGATTAGCTGCTCCTTACGGAATAGCCGAGGTAGAATTAACCGTAGTCTATAGACTAGAAAATTAATAAGGAGAAAATAAGATGGCATCTCTAAACCTACAGAGAAACTCCGAGGTGTTTATGTCAACCGTTGATTTGATTAACGGTGCTACAGTCACTTCAATGACTCCAACTAACACCTGGAAACTTGAAGTTCTCGCTGGATTTGCGGTAACTTCATCATCTGCGACTCAGGATATTACTTCACTGGAATCAGGAACTAGTCCTGATCGTTCGCAACAAAGATTTAATACAGCTATTAACCCTGTAGACTGGAACTTCCAAGTCTATTTACGTCCTACTGACGTAAACACAGGAGCAGCTGGTAATACAACTACAGCCCTTACTAACGCCACAGGTAACGTAAAACCTGTTGCTGATTGGTTTATGTGGCAATCACTAATTTCAAGCACAAAAATTGCAGATGGGACTGAAGAAAATTCAGTTTGGGAAACTGGCGGAAAACTACAAACTAAAACAACTTCTGCAGGTACAGGCTCACACGCGTCAACCTCTAACTTCTCAACTGCTGTTGAGAATCACATGTATTTTAAACTTGATAACGTTATTTATCAGGTGTCTAATGCTACTGTTAATGGCGCAACTGTTGATGCTGGTATCGAAGAAATCGCTACCGTAACATGGACAGGCTTTGGTACTACTATGAAAGAACTTACTGGAACTCCACGTAATAATGCTGTTTCAGTATTTGGGGGAATTCTAAATTCTGGTTCATCAGTAACAGCTAACTCAAATGTACATACGCTTGATCATACTGCTGTAGCCACAGCATCATACCATCCATTCGGTCAAATGAACGTTGCCGGTGCTATTGGTACTAACTCATTCATTAAGAATCGTTTGAGCGCTATTGAGTTTCATCATAAAGCAACCGCATCTGCGTCAGATGAGAAGTTTACCTTCCCGGTTACATCGCTGTCATTTGATTATAATAATAATATTACTTACTTGACACCTGAAGAACTTTCAGCTCTAAATGAGCCGATTGGTCAGTTTACAGGAACTCGTGCAGTCACAGGTTCAGCTACTATGTATCTCCGTACCGGAGACCTTGAATCAGCTGGATTCTTACGCAACATCTCAGAAGATTCACGTACTTCTTCTGCTCAGACATCAAACGCTAATTTGATTGTCGGAGGAGCTACTGCTCCTTATGTTGCTTTCCAACTTGACGCAGTTCAATTTGAATTCCCATCTATCGCTACAGAAGATGTGATTTCTATGACTGTTAACTTCGTTGCTCAAGAAACCACCGCCAATAAAGGTGATGGTGGAGAAGTAACTATCTTTGCTAAGAAAGCTTAGTAACTAATGTTTCTGAGGGGGAACATTAACTTTTTAACCAGAAGAATGCCCACTACTTGCGATTCAAGGTCCCCCCTCACCTTAGAGAAGCAGATCCGTAGTGGGCATTCGTTTATCCTAGAGGGGAAAACATGAGTAAAATTTCAAAACTAATTGCCAAAGAGACAACAGCTTGGGTAGAATTTCCAGACATTGACGGGTTTGAAGTAAATCTTCGCTTTTTATCGCGTGAAGATCTAATGAAGATTCGTAGTCAAGCTCTTACCTTTAAATTTAATAAGCGTACCCGTCAACGAGAAGAAGAAGTTGACAACGAGCGTTTTCTTGAAGCCTATAGTGAAAAAGCTATTGCAGGCTGGAAAGGTCTTAAAGCTAAATATCTTCCGGTTCTTTTACCTGTTGACATTTCTGCAATGGACGCAAACGAAGAAATCGAATATAGTAGTGAAGATGCAATTGAGCTACTAAAAAATTCAACTATTTTTGATCAATTTGTTACCGACTGTATGAATGACTTTGAGCAATTCTCTAAGAAAAAAGCCGAGGACAACTCAAAAAACTAATAGACTACCTTCGCAATAGTTTTTTTGGTGGAGGTATGAGTCAAGATCAGTACATTGATATGTGTGAGCAGATGGGTTGGGAAATTAATGAAGACGATATTCCTAAAGATCCTTCTGTTTTTGCGCTTGAAGTTCAACAAGCTCTTCTGCTATTAAATATTCTTCCAGATAAATGGGAAGGTATGAGTGGTACATGGATGGGTAAAGACTACGCAGGTTTAGAAGCTATAATGAATATTTATGAGATTATAGACCGTAGACTTGTATTTGACTTAGTTCAGCTTGGTGAGAACGAGATGGGTAAATACTACGCACAGAAACAAAAAGAAAGAGATTCGCTTGCAAAAGCGACACGAGGACGATAAGTGGCTGGTCAAAGAATTAAAAATATTATTGATACCCAATTTACCGAAAAAGGTGCAAAAAAGGTTGTACAAAGCACGGATCAAATTGGTAGAGCCCAGACCCGTCTAGGACAAGCTTCTGCATCAGCTGGCCGTCAATTTTCTGCACAAGCTGCAGGACTTGGCGGGCTAGTTGCTGCTTATGCGGGCGCAGCGGCTACTATTTTTGCTATTACTGCCGCCTTTACCGCTTTGAACAACGCAGCGAGAGCTGAACAGACTATTACAGGTGTTAATGCGCTTGCAAATGCTATTGGCGAGAGTGGTCCTAAAATTATTAAAGGACTTCAAGAGATAACAAAAGGACAACTCTCAATTGTCCAAACAGCAGAGCTTGCTAACCTTGCTCTTTCTTCCGGTTTTAGTGCTGACCAAATTAATAACTTAGCCGAAATTTCCTTAAAAGCTTCTCGTGCATTAGGCAGAGATTTAACTGATTCGTTTAACCGACTAGTTCGTGGTGTTACTAAACTAGAACCCGAACTTTTGGACGAATTAGGTATTT